GAGGATTATCTGCCAACTGAGTAATCAGATAACGAACACCTTTTGCAGGAGCCTTGTGACTGGCAGGTTTGTAACATTCGCCAGAGTTCTTATCAACAAACATCCAGCAAGAACGCCCACGATTACGTTCACCATCAACGATCAAATAAGACCAAACTTTGATATACTTACGGCCAACTTCATACTCAAAGTTGGTATAAACAGAACGTGAAGATTCAAGAGCATTTACTTTTTCACGGTTGTTCAAGACTTCAATCAGACATTCAGTCAGATACTCAGCCTTGTATTGTGGTGCACAAAATGTCATTTTTAAGTTAGCGGGTTACACTATAGGGGACATTTGGAGGTGAGTAATTTTGAACTCATCATATATGAGTGGATTTATTACTCAATGGGATTGGCGTAAAGATCATTTTCTGTGGTCACATCAGTGAAAACATCTTCATCATCGTCGGAAAATACCAGATACAAGATTTCATCATTATCCTTGACATTCCACTCTTCATAGAGAGAAATAATGTCACCAGATACCTTATCTTTCTTGTTCTTCTTGTCTAGAGATTTACCTAGTTTCTTGATACGTTTCTCATATGCGTCTTGTTGATCATTGGCAAGATATTCAACTCTATCGAGATTGAAGACAAACTTATTACCTTCAATCTCAAAGATTTCGGAATTTGCGGTATCGAAATTCATAATAATAATAATGAGGTTAATTAAATTGTATACTATAAACTACAGAGGTCAATCTGCAGTGACAGTGGTGGCTTTGCCTACGTTAGATGGGCCTTTCCAGACCAAGCCATCTTCTTCCCACTTCGCAATAAATGCACGACGAAGCATCATCAGTTCATCGTATCGATTTTGTTGTGATGAAGTGTAGTTGAAGTTTTGTGCCCTCCAAGTTTTACGAAGTTCTTGAAGTTCGCGGATGATTTGTGAAGAGTTGTTCATGATTTTGACTGGTTACAATAAGGTGGACATTTAGAGGTGAGTAACTCTATCGTACCACACATTTACATGATGGGTTACTAATACGAGTTCGTAGTTTCAGAGCATTTTTGCGTTCTGATGCCGTTATTTTACCAAAAATAACAAGTGCCCTGGTAAGTTTTTCTAAGTTATATTTTCTGTTGAGTACATCAATATAGTTTCTATTTTGATTATAAATGGCAATACGTAGTTGTATTGCCTGGGCTGTAATGTGTGATGGCAGCATTTTATCATGGTGTGTACACTATAGTTGACATTTGAAGGTGAGTAACTCTGTAGGGGCCAAATGACCCCTATTATGACTATTAGTTATAGTATGGTAATACTAAAACATCTTCAAGTTCATCAGTCAACAATTCTCGCCATTCATTTTGTAATGCATCAAAATCTTTTGATAGTTGATAAAATTCAGGGCAATACATCTTTATTGTTATAGAACGTCGCTTTTTTTCACCTGACATTTTTTCATCATTTGGTATGTCTGCCCATTTACGCAAAATACCCCTATTAACTAAATCATCATCTAGTTTTTGATACATTTCATCTAATTCATCTGATTTGTTTAGTATCATTCGATAGACAAAATCAAAATCAGGCTCATTTTGTGCCATAAAAGTGGTTTAGTGGTGTACACTATAGTTGACATTTGAAGGTGAGTAACTCTATCGAGAACAGAATTCGATCAATTTAGTTTTAATTGATTCAGCATCAATGTCTTGAGCAACAACATAGGCTTCGATTTCTTCCCTGATAACCTTTTTACTCAGACCTTTATTATTAAGTCGAGAATACAATTCTTTCAAATCCTCAATGGAATAACTTGACATTCCGACAAATTCTTCAAATTCATCTTCATTAAACAATGTGGTAGTTTTACCGTCTCCACTATAACCACCAGCTGCACAATCCTGCACTACATGATGTGCTTCATGGCGAAGTGTATTATAATCACTGACAGTCCAGTTAAATTGTTTATCTGAACCAGGAATCATTTTTTCTTGGCAAATTACTAACATACCAGCGTGAGTGTAATAAATTCCATCGAGACCGATCCTATCATTACAATGATTAGTGTGATTGATAAGGGTAACAATACCAATGTCTTGCAATGTCTTCCATAATTCTGCATGGTCATCATGAAGATTACCTGCCTTGGAGACACCTGGCATTAAAACTGCACTTGCAGCAAAAATAGAAAGAAATAGTTTTTTCATTGTTATCAGGATTGGGGAATTACGTATTCTTGAATGTCTGCAGGATCTTCACTGTCAAGATATACTTCAGTGAATTTAATTGCCTCCTCCCTACTGTTAAAAGTAATCTGAACATTGTCCATTAGTTTATGTGGTGTCACAAATACATATTGTGGTTGAACACCAGATTCACTGAAAATCGCACCAAGATCGTGCCATACAAATTCTTCATCAAAATCATATTTGATTACAAAAGTTTCAGTTTTCATTGATAAACTCACAGGTGACATTACGATACTGTTCAACAAGTTGATTTAAGTCAGAAATGGCAGATTCCATCGATGCACGAGAATATCCCGTTGCATATGGATAACCTTTGTCAGGATCAAGTTTACATTCATTACTAACATTGACTGCATCTTGCAAACCGTCAATAATTGTCAAAAGTTGAGTGTCGATGTTCATATTAAAAAAGTATAAAAAACCCGCTGTAGAGGGTTACAGACCCCTCTCAGCGGTAAATAATCAAACAGTGGTCTTAGGACCAAATTCACGTTGATAAGAATCTTTCACATACTCAACAGTTTGTTGAATGAAAGGCTTGACATAATCAACGAGTTGTTTTACATCTTCAACGAGTTTGTTAGTCTCATACTGATGAATCTCCCAACGTACTTTGATGTCGGCAAGATACTCATCGCGAGTAACAATAACTTGAGGAGTGGTTTGAGTCATGTAAGTGTGGTATCTACACTATAGGGGACATTTGGAGGTGAGTAATTCTATCGTCGTTTCTTTTTCTTGAGTTTGTTAATCAATGTCATTGCAGATTGTCTGTTACGACATACCTTAACTGGTGAGCCATTATCAATAACCACCATTTTAGTTGTTGATCCTACCAATGGAATTGCAGCCAGATAACCATCACCCACGATGATAGGTAATGGTCCTGGATGTGAATCAAGAATGTATGAGTTGGTATATTGAAAAGACATATTACCTCCGATAATTAAATGTCATAATTTGAACATTATGCCTTTCTAAATCCCTTGTGAGATTTACTGTGACCATTGTGTAAGTTTATCATGCAATTATGATTTAGATTGTGTGTTTCGCAGTATTGTCTCAGATTAGTGATAGTAATTATTTCGTCGTCGGGTGTGATAAACTGTCTAGTTTTTAGGTTCTTGTTTCGTGTTCCTTCTGAGATTTTTTTAAGTGTTTCTGGTGAGTGTTTCTTGCCATAGTTAGGGTTACCTTTACCCTTGAACATTTGTGAGCATTTTCTCTTTTGTTCTTCACTGGGTTTATACCCTCTTGCTAATCTTGTCTCACTTATCTTTTTTCTTGTTTCAACAGATAATACTTTACCCTTGTGTAATCTACTAATTCGTTCTCTCTGTTCTTGCGAAATATCGAAAACACCATCACCACCCATCGTTTTGTTGTATAATATACCTGTACCCACATCTTTTCTACCAAAAATAGAAATCATATAGATTTCGTGTTTATAAGCATCAAACTCCAAATCAAAGTGTTTGAGAATAAGTATTCTATCTTGTGACGGTATGCCTATATTATTGTGCTTTGCTAGGGTACGTGAGTATGCATTACCCACCTTACGTTTCTTACCCTTACCAATGTAGTAGGGTGTTCCGTCCTCACGCAAATATGCGTAGGTATAGTATTCGTTCATGAGTCTTGGCGTGACTATTATTATTTAGATTTTAACATATTGTGGGACTTACGTCAACTAATCCGCCAAGACTCAATGTTGACTGCCCAGTCTATTTAGCGACGAGTTACAGAATCATACATCTCACCTTTTTCAAACACGATGTCAATGACCTTTTGAAGTGAGCGAGCGGTACTAACACCAACATTAGAATAGGTAGGAACGCAAAGCAAACCATATGTTTTGTCAGGGTATGTTCTCAACACGCGGCCAATAGATTGGGTTAGTTCAATAACGTCCATGTTACGAAGGAAGATAACTCCCTCCAGTTGGTTAATAGAAATGCCTTCTGAAAGAATTGACCTATGAAGACACACAAACTTTTTAGATTTATCTTTGCCCCATGCATTCAGAGTATTAAAAAACTCTTCACGGGACACTTTGACACCATCGATAATTGCCCCAGTGCGAGAGGTGATGTAAAGATAAGAGTAACCACGTTCTAACAACTGATCAGCAAAATCAGTCATGAACAGGTTCTGTAACTGTCGTGTGGTCTTTACACAAACCAAAATCTTCTTGATGTTGATTTGGTCAATAGATGCAAGGACATTGTTACCCTCAAGATGAGGAGTGAGAGACTTTTTGTCAATCTTATCCATCTCAATCACCTTGACTTTAGGTGGAAGAATATACCCATTTTCCACCAGTTCAGGTGCAGACACACGTGCAATTACCTGACCATAAGTTTCAGTCCAGTTCATACCTGGTTTCTTCACAGTCACACTGGTTTTGCGTGTGGCAGTAAAGAAAAAAGTGCGATCTGCATGTTTAGAGAAATATTCTGTTGCGGGATAAAAGTTACGTTGGACAGAGTTATGTGCCTCGTCAAAGTAAATCGTATCTACAGCAATACCAGACTCCTGAACACGATGGAGAGAGTGATAGGTGGTAAAGATAATAACGTGTTCACGCATAGTGTGACACATATCAACAAAAAGTTTGATACGTTCAGACTTCGTAGTGCTGAAATGATGCGTCTCTCCACTATGAACATGGAGAACATTAGCATTGGTGATGTGTTCCAGATACTCTGATGACAGTTGTTCGGCTAGAAGTATTCTTGGTGCAACAACAATAATAGTTCTCGGAACATTCACTTCAAACCTTTTAATCGCGTCCATGATTGCGATCAATGTCTTCCCGCCTCCAGTCGGCACTATGACCTGCCCAATACTATTATTACGAAGTGCATAAACGGCGTCTTGTTGGTGAGGACGGAGTTTAATCATAATCTAAGTGGTTACAATACAGTGGTCATTTCAAGGTGAGTAATTATGTACCGAACCCATTATGGAAGTTAGCGTAGGCAAAAGTTGTCCTATCAACCAACTTCACTGAACCATGGGTTTCAGAATGAAACACATAACCTTCACCACTACATTCTTTGCCATTGGGAAGATAAGATTGTGGTGCATCAGTCACAATCAAACTGTCCATAATATCCAGTTTAATTTCCATCACATATTGGTACAGATTAGCCAGGTGTTGGCAACCCAGAATGTCAGTAAGTGTGGCATCATCAATATACTGACCAGATTTGATGAGTTGATTGATTGCAATCTTTGCCTTGGCTGCCTCCTTGTCAGTCAGAAACTTGATACCTTTGGTGTTAATCTTGGGTGCAGTTTCCTTTGGAGGAATACGATCGACAGAGGGTTGAACCCACTTGACAATATCAGTATCTTCCAAAGTTTCAGTCAAAGGAACACAAACATTTTGCCACATCTCAGCATACACATTGACAACAGTGTGTGGAGCGATAACCAATTGTTGGTCAATCGCCTCAGGGAAAACATAAGTCAGAGTATTCTGAGTGAATACATCAGTCTTACCAAAACCAAGCCAATCGCCCCAGTAAATTTTACCAGTACGAGGAAGATATTTCAAACAACGAGATAAAATATCTACTACTTCCATCTGATGACCAAAGTGGGTCAAAATATCCTCTTGTGTATAACAAAGACGA